GTTGCTATTTCTTCAACGCTCCAATCATCTTGACCCGCACAAACTGATTGCATTCTGCGTTGTACTTTTTTATTTAATACCCCTTCTAGGTGTTCGCGTAATGAATCCCATGCCTCTTTTTTTGACATCATTTCATCAGTAGCAAAGCCTGAAAAAACTGTTCGATCAAAATCACTAACGTTTAGCGCGTGTTCTTCTGTGATCTCTGTAATCATCTTTGCTTGATACATTTCATTGATTGGTTGAGTACCGCCAAACATTTGAAAGAAGTCTGAAGCCGTTGCAACTTCCCCTTTGTAATTCAATAATGGTTCTGCTTTTTTAAGACGATCAAGAACGCCTCGATTAAAATCCCCTTGCGTTGGCGGAAAGTCGTTTTCAGCAATTGCTAGGTTTATGTATTCGCGTGCATACCAAAAATCTATTTTCGGTTGAAGCTTTCCATTCTCCCAATATGCACATTGACTATTAAAAAAATTAACACCCGCCGCCGCGCATAAATTATGCAAATTTTGTTGACTAATTCCGTTATTTTCGCGCCATCTTTTGTCCATCTTTCCGGTTTCTATTTGAGCCTCTAATCTTTTAGCTTGTTGCTCTGCCCAGTCTTTAGATCTGTTTTTTTTGGGGGCCATGCTTAGCAGGGGTAAACCCTTATTAAGTAATACGCACCAATCTAACTTAGATTTCTTAAAGTACAATATTACATAGTGCTTAGTAACATAAAGCACGAAAATCGATATTTAAGCGCATCAAATAAATTTGACATACGGAGCAATAGCGGCATACTAAAGAACCCATATTAAATAGGAGGGGTAAACCCTTAAATGCCTGATTCTGACATTGATTTAGACAAAGAGAAACGAGCATACGAAATGTTGCGTTGGGTTCCTTATTCGTTCCCCGCAGATTTCAATATGGAATTAGCCCTATTGGGGACATATTCAAAAGCACAAAAAGAACGCTCTGATATAGCACTTGATGAATTTGACAAACAGCACCCCTACGAATCAAGCCCCGAACTTTCCGCATTCCGTAAGCTCGAAGACCTTGGGCGATTTAGCCAAAAAGATTACTATTCACCCCACAAAGCAAAAGAAGGTTATTACACCCGTGAACTCGAACGATATACCCGAATCAGACACAGCGGAAATAGTCCGCGAGAACCGAAGAGATTTGCAGGAAATAAAAAATCACGCCGCCTATCTAGTAACTACTGAAAAGGATCAACAACAACAATTTTTTCTATTACGCCTGTTTGTTCAAGATTCACCCGCGCCTTTACGTGATAAGGAAATACAAGGTTACTTAATCGAAGCAAGATCAAATTTAAGTGGAGCTGCAAAGCCTCGAAGGAAAGGCGAGCGAATGGATACAAGCCCGACGCCTTGGGTGTGGGAAGGCGTGATTATGGCAGGTACTACGAATCTTTTAGTTGCACCGCCGAAGGTAGGAAAATCAGCGTTAATGATCGGAATGATTGGCGCATGGTGGAGGGGTGAAGAATCGTATTTAGGGCATCAACTTCACGGCAAATGTCCAAAGGTTTTTATTGTCGGAACTGATCAACCTGAAAATGATTGGTTTACGATTCTCAAACGTGAAAAATTAATTGACGGTGATGGAGAATTAGGCGGCCCAATCGAATGTCTTTGGCATACGGGCGCACCGTTGCACCTGAACGAAAAAGGAATTGCAGAGTTAGAGGTTATTGCTTCAGAAAACCCCGGCGCTTTTTTCTTGCTTGACTCCTACCACGCTTGTGTAAGTCCTCTAGGTATTGACGAATCAACGAGCGCATTTGATGGGCCTGCTAGGGCGCTTGCATCGGCTCTAGCTGCTTATGGGTGTACTTTGACCATGATTCACCATACGAATAAGTCTGTTGCCGGAGGGAACGCGACAAATGCCTCTAGGGGTTCTAATGCTTTACCAGCGGCGGCAAGCTTAACAATCCTGCTTAACTGGCTTAAACAACCGCCAGAAGGTCAAACGCAAACTGATTACCGCGTCATATTAAAAACACAAGGTAGAGCCAAATCTACAACCGCCGTATTTGAATTATTAGATGACGGTTGGATCACTCATGGTGACGGATCGGAAGCAATGGCACAAGAAGCGCGAGCCGAAGCAGAATTGGATTTACAAGGAAGACAAGCCGACATTTTCGATTACATCAAAGACAGGTTCGAGAATGGTGGGTTTGAAGTTTCATCGACTGACTTAATAACGCAATTTCGTTTAGAGCGAACAAAGGCAAATCGAGCATTAGCGCAATTAACAAGAAAAGGTTTGATTTATAAATCAGGCGAGGTTGAAGTAACTTTGGACGGAGGAAGACCGGCGGCATTATTTAGACCTGTTACCCCCCTCCCCGCTGAAGGTGTGTTTAACGTGTTAAACGTGTTTAACCCCCCTGAAGATCAAGAGGTCGATTCCTCCACTTCGCATGCAATGAGAGGTTTAACACATAAAACACGTTTAATACATTTGTGCGAGGGAGGGGGTAGTAAAACACACCCCCCAAATAGGTTAAACACACCCCTATTAAATTCTCCTGTTGAACGTTTTTTGAATAATGAATGGGAGGGCGGTTGGCTCATTCACGATGCAAAAGAGCTGAATAACATCACGATTGTTAAGACAGGAAATCCACTGTTAACCGTTTCTAATTTGCGTTGGGATATTGACCTGCGCTTTTCCGATTCCCCTTTCTCTAATTCTGCTATTGCTACGCATGAACATCAAGACGATCAGAATGTGGCCCCCAATGACGAACCTGACCTTTCACTCATCGATTCACCGTTACCGCCATCAACAGAGATGGATTAAATGGAGCATTTCGCAAATTGTCGATACAAGAACCGACGCGGTGAAGGTTATACACGACAAGACCCGCGAGAAGTGGGAGCCGCGAGGAAATACCGTTCACGCTTGTTTAGAGGCCTTCTTGCAGGGCAAACCATACGATCCGGGCGAGTATCAAGACATAATCGATCCGCTGGTGAATTACGACCTTTTTAAACGTTGGCACGCGGTCGCGACAGAGTACAGGATGTTCAACATGACCGAAGGCGGCGGCGTTGCTGGTTCTCTTGATTGCATTTTGAGGCATAACGAAACCGGGATTTATGCCTTAGCTGATTTGAAGACGTTGAGTAAATCAGGAAGCGCTAGGGATATTTCGGCACAACTTGGCGGGTACTTATCACTGCTGAGACATTGCCGCCCTGAAATCAAAATTGATAAATGCTTTGGCATCTGGGCCAAGCCCAAAAAAACGTGGACAACTTCTTACAACGTTCAAGAGTGCATTGATAAATATCAAAAGATAAAAACTGACTTTTTCGCTAAACAACCCCAAATTTAAAAATGGAACAAACAACCCTTGATTTTTCAAAGCCTGAGCAATTAAAAGAAATTGCAATGGAACAGGTAGAAGAAAACGCCAACGAGGAATTTAAACGCGTTGCCTTAAAAAGCATTCTTTCCTTTGCCGTTAATAAGCCCTATGTAACCGCTAATGATGTTTGGGATTCATTGGACTTGTTAGGAATTACCACGCATGACAACCGCGCTCTCGGGCCTATTTTTAAGAAGGCTGCAAAAGATGGATTGATTGAAAAGACAAACACCACAACCAAAAGCAACCGTTGTTCTCGACATGCGGGCGATGTGCGCGTTTGGAAAAGTCTTGTGTTCTAACTTGCTATGAGTACGGAATAAATAGCGCTTACTATTGACAAAGAGTAAACCCCTAGTAAATTTGATTTACGAAATTCAAAGATGAAATGCGCGAACTTCAAAAGACCCTTTTATTTGCGATTATTGGCCTCCCTTTTGTCGCCCTTACTTCTCATATTGTATCTAACCCTTTACCTGCCGTTAGCCTTGATTCTGAAAATTCTGGATCGCTTGTTACTATTGCTGCGTATGCCGAAGAAGAAGATCAAACCCGTTTCGCTCGTTAAAAAGACTGAACGAATTGAGCGAATCCCTGAAGAAGAAATAAATGATTTGCTTGATCCTGAAAGCGATCTTTTATCCACTCTTTTAGATGATGCGCTCATAAGAGAATCAATTATTTCGCATCTAGAAATCTGTTACAACTACCAAATCAAACAAGCAAATGACGACTGATTACACGCCCTCACTTTCACAAGACCTATTAAATCCATTAGCAAGGATCACCGAAGAATTTAAATCAATTAGGGAAGATGAAAAATATATAAGGATCAAGAAGGAAGCACTATTAAAGGAAATAAACGACCATCATTTTTATGGGAATATTCAAGACAGCTTTTCAGGAAATGGGGTGAAAATATCGAAAAGGAATTTACCTAAAAAATATCTATTCTCTGATGCTGTAAACCAATTAGAGACAAAGTTAAAAGAGCAAAAGAATTTAGAGATTGAGGATGAGATCGCAGTAGAAGAAAAGCGCGGTTTTACATGGGCGATCACTTTAGACAAGTGAATTTACAAGAAAAAATCAAATGCGCCGAACAGCGCAAAAAAGAACTTGATCTATTAATTAACCACTGGAGGAAACAAAGTGAAGACGAAAGAACAATTATTGCAGGAGTTGAGAAATCAACTAGGGGAACTTAATCGGATATGGGAACAACAAGAACTTGAATTATCTGATGAGGAATACATACAAAAATTCGACTCAATTTATGAATCAATAAAAAAACTTGAATATGAATAAGAACAAAGCCAAGGGTGATAAAGCCGAAAGAGAAGCCGCCGAACTTCTAACTAAAGTGACGGGCTATGAATGCAAAAGAACTTTAGCGGCGGGTATCCCTGACGATGTAGGGGACATTATTGGCATTCCTGATTGTGTTATTCAGGTCGCTAACTATAAGGATACTTCTACCGCATGTTTGAAGAAACCTAGAGAAGTAGAAAACCAACGAGAAAACGCGGGTGCAAAATACGCGGCCTCTATGGTGCGATGGCGTGGAGGGCATTGGCGCGTTGTTTTAACGGTTGAGCAATTCGCCAAGTTCATAAATGGATGAACTACGCCTTATTGATACCTTTTCAGGTATTGGCGGTTTTAGTTATGCCGCTGAAAAACTTGTTGGAGGATTCAAAACGGTTGCATTTGTCGAATGTGAACCCTATTGCCAAAAGGTATTAAAAAAACATTGGCCCGACGTTCCTATTTATGAAGACATCAAAAGTTACCGACCAGAACCATATTCAGCAGAAATTGTTTGCGGGGGATTTCCTTGCCAGTCAATTTCAAACGCGGGCAAGCGCGAAGGGATCACAGAGACTTCAGAATCTGGTTTGTGGTACGAACTCTACAGAGTCATTTGCTTATTACGACCGCGATACGTCGTGTTGGAAAACGTCTCAGCAATCCTTTCTAGAGGACTTGGCGTCGTTCTCGGAAACTTGGCCGAGGCAGGCTATTGTTGTGAATATGCGTGCATACCAGCGTCATATATTGGAGCCTGTCACCAGAGGGACCGGATTTGGATTATTGCCTACCCCGAGGGCAGCAAAGGGAATGGAAATGAGACTATCGAAAAATATGGCAAAGCTAGAACACAAGAAATATTTAGAGACAGAAATGGCGGCAAGAATACATACACATGGAGAAACACACCTTATGGACTCGAAGGAGGTTGGCGAAAATGGAGTGTTAAACCCGTCATTTGTAGAACTTCTAATGGGGTTCCCTCTGGGGTGGACAGAACTAAAAGATTAAAGGCGTTAGGAAATTCCATCGTGCCGCAGGTTGCAGCGATACCACTACAAAGGGTTTTAGATTTGCATAATGTTACTATTCGTAAATATTAAATAGTAGGGGTTTACCCTTTACGCTATGCTTCAATAGTCAACTCGACCCGTGGAGACACGGACTAATAAATGACTTCTTCAACTCTTTCTCGATTGAACAAAGCGCCTCTACTTAAAAAGGCACAATCAATGGAGACAAGACTAAACAGACTCGAAAGTTTAATTCAAGTTTTGTTTGTTGTTACAGGATCAAGCGTCTTTGCAGCATTCATTTCAAACATGAATCTTTCAGTTCTTTAAATACACCCCACCCCCTTCATAGGGGGTTTTTTATTGCAACGCCGGGGAGCCTGACGCCTGAGAGAAAGGGCTGAAAGTTATAACCAAGACAGGGCACGAATTGGTCGTGATCCATCCCCCGGTTTTCACTATGTATAGGTATTGAATATTAATTGTGAATATATTGTTACGTTCTCATAGGGGTCTACCCTTACTATGTATAATAAAGAAGTAAACAAAGCGGAGACGCTACCAAATGAAAACTCCTTCTACTTCTCTAAAGCAAATCAAATGTGCAAGAGGCTATACATACAACGTATTGAAAGCCGAAAAGCATATTACATGGGGACTTGAAAGAGTGGTTTACACTTGCCGCAAGCCAAGAGGTAAAGTTCTTTATAACATCGTCGGATATGAGAACGGCACTTTCTCAACCGCTGCCTAGACCACCCGGCCCCGAAAGGGGTCTTTTTTTTGCCTGTTCATACTAGAAAACCCCTCGACGAATGCCAAGAGGTTTAATAGATACCCATCCCTAGGTGTTTAACGCTTAAGTCGCATGAGTTAAGGTCAATTCAAGTCTAGCCAATAAAAGCACTTTTAATATCTTCAAATATTACAATTATATTAATATGACTTAGTAGGGGTTTACCCCTTAGAAAATATTCACTATACTTAAAGAGTAGTTCACCGGAGACGGTACCAATGGTAACAGTTAAACAAATTCTTGAAGGTTTAGCAGAGTTTCAAAGCTACGACGACAAAGGTTTCCCCTCACATCTAAAAAGCTTTAAAAGTAAAGTTGATTGGATCAAGCAACAAAAGGAGAGCTAAATCACCGAGGGCCGCAAGGCTCTTTTTTTTGCCTAGAAATAATAAACCCACTACGCGGAATCAATAGCGGGTATTAGGTGACGGGGATCGCCTTTAATACTTTAGACATACTATTTTTTCTTAGCAGCTCTAATTGTTTTTGCTGCTGTTTGATATTTCTACAATGTGAACAATCACAAATCAATATTTCTTGCCTATCCATCTAATTAATATCTAGACATAGTAAAAGGATAAGCAGCCCATGAAAAAGATCCTTGATTCAATAGGAAAGCTTTTTATATACGAAAGCCCTGAACCTCTAGACGGTATGAAAAGATTCTTGCGGGATAAAACAAGCCGACAATTAAGGGTGCTTGCAGAGACTCCTAGCCACTATTCAAAGACCATCATGATCAATATGATTATTGACGAAATAAAAGGATCTAATCGTTAGCAATACGCCAATACCTATTTTTCCATTTCTCGTATATTTCTAATTCTTCTTTTAACCGCTTATAAGTCATCACCTCGGTATGAAGGCCCGTGAACGTGTTTGCGTGCTTATGTGTTTTATCGTCTCTATTGTCCAAACGGTAAAGCTCATTAATGTAATCGTTCCTAGCGGCGTTCTCTGCTACTGAAATTTGTTTAATCATTTTGGATTATCGTTTACTTTAGTTTTCATTTTCTGCAAAGTCTCAAAGACTAATTGAATAACTGAGTTGCTTTTTAGTTTTGACGCGCCAACAATTTCCGAGGCAAGCGCCACGGCACACCAAAAGATTGGGCTGGAAAATAGTTCTGTCATCTAGTGTTTTTCATAGGGCAGCGTTCTTCTAATCTTGCGGTTGTTTGCTCAAGGCGATTTAAGCGCGTGAAGATTTCAACCTTTAACTCTGAATTTTTGCGGGCCTGCATAGCTAGGTAAACGAAAGCACCTGAAACAATGGCCGCGCCAATCTCGGTCAAAAGACATTTTTAGAAGCTAAGGTGATATTAATCATTCTTTACTATGGCGGCATATGGAAGAGAAAAAGCAAGAAAAGAAGAAAAACTTTATTCAAAAATTGCAGGAAAAAATACCTGATCGCGACGAACAGTTTGAATACGTCGGAATTGGGGTGCGTTTGCTCGTCGTTTTTTGGTCAGGCGCATTGGTTACATTGAATTATTTACCTAAGATCCCCGGCCTAACAAGTGGAGAAAAGCAAGATATAACTTTTCCGGCAAGTCTCTTAGCATCTTCCCTAGCTAGTTTCGGATTAGATAAGAACGCTAAGAAAAAAGGTGATGGAACATTTGAAGTACCGCCAGAGGATAAGCCAATGACGAAAAAAGAAATGCAAGCGATGATGAGTGAATCAGGCGGGAACTATCAAACAATTCGGGTGGTAACTCCAATCGAAATTAAAGGCGCCGAAGTAGTAAAAACTGATCCGATTTCAGGTAAAGAAATAGACCCACAAACAGGCCGCTTAATCCAATGAAAAAACTATTACCACTTTTGCTTTTAGCTTTTGCACCTTTACAAGCTAGAGCCGACCTTCGTCATCAAGTAACGGCTTCAACTCAGCTAACAGTCAACGCCGCAGCAACTCAGGCTCAAAGAATAGGTTCAAGTTTCTCCGCAGCGGGATCGAATATAGACGTGACGGATGGAACAACCAGCAATGTTATTTCAGCCGGTGGAATCACTTCAGGTATTTATTCGCCGGGTACAATTTCAGCCACAGTGGACGACCCCGGACAGGCGTTTTCCTTTAGCTCTAGTTACACCCAAGGGGACGCTGTTCCAACTAGCGCCCCAAGCGTCGGGGCAGTAGGAAATTTTTCCAACGTAACTTCTACGGCTGCCGGAACTGCGGGCAGTTTGGCCGGGACAATTTTGAGCGATCAAAGTATTACGCTAACAGCCGGATCAAGTGGGACTTCGGCTATAGGTCAAGTAATTACAGAATTAAGCGTTGACTGATGCACGTTCCTTTATTAGTTGCTTTTATTGCTGTTATCATTGTCGCCACATTTAATTTTTTAATGTGGAAACATTACATGGACATTCATAAATAATGAAACGGATTTTCTTGTTGTTGTTTGTATTTAATGGCCCTTGTTTTGCCGGGGCTGTTATCCCAAACTTTCAACAAGGAGTCCTTCAAAATCACACCGAGACTTCCAGCGTTGTCGTGGAAAATATAAAAAGTTTTGACTTCCGTAATGGTTATCAACTGACCACGGGCGGGATGAACATAACACCTTCAACAAACAATGTTGCACCGACTGGACACACAACAAACACCCAAACAGTTCAGGGCGTTAGTACAACAGTTACAACCCCAAGCTATACAACAAGGCCGACTTATAACATCGTTGACGAGGGTGCGAGCTGGAATTATTTCGAAACGCTAGAGACTGGCGGGCTTTCTAATTTTACAGAAATAAATAGGACTACTACAATCGAAAGTATCAGCGACTCAACGTCAACATTTAGCCAGTGATTAGAGATTTTAAATATACTTTAGCGATTGCTTTTGTATTGTTAAATATTCCTGGAAAGGCTTACAGTAACACGGTTAATACGACATCAAATTCTTCTGGAAGTGTAACCAATCAAAGTATTCAGGTGGTTCCCTCTAGACAGTTTTCAAGTTCTGTTGGCCCTTCTATTCAGTGTCAAGGAAGCACCCTAAATATTAACCCATTTTTGCAAACCACCAATTCTTATGGTGAACCTTTTGAACCAACCTATAACGAACCCGTCTACGATTTGCAAACAAATGATGACGGCGCGTTAATCAATCCCGGCTCTATTCTTTACTACAAGCCCGTTAGAACAGGTCAAAAACAAAACAACATGTCAATATCATCAGGAATAGCTATGACCTTTGCAATCCCATTAGATCGGGAACAAATAAGGCTTTGCAAATCTGCCATGAAAAAACAAGTTCAGTTATATGAACATTCACTCGAATCAAAAAAATTAAATTATCACGCGTCAAGAATTAATACCTGCGCCAAGTGGAAAAAAGAAGGCGTTTTATTAACTGAAAATTCACCTTTGTTTGGTCTTTGTAAAGACGTTAATCTTGTTAATCCTCCGAACACTTTGCCCGATCACGCGCACGAAATAGAAAGCGTTACCATCCCTTTTTCAGCTTTCGATGAGCGCGGTTCAAATCTTTTTGAATCATCCGCCTCTGAAGGAGGCTTAACCTTTCAGGAGACTTTTTCAATACCTTCGCCTTCAAAGTAGTAATCAATTTTTTAACGGTAGGCTTTACAACTTTTAAAATCAGATCAGCAATTGGCTTTGCTAAAACGGAACTAATGACAGCCGTCGAGGCGATTACGCTAGTTGTTGAAACTGTCGAGACTTGAGGAAGAAATTTTTCAATAGCTGGAATTTCAGAATATAAAACAACACAATTCCCTTCTCTTAATTCAAACCCTGAAACTTTTTCTTTTCCGCTTGCCGCAATATCTCCGATTCGCAGATTGTTCTTTGTTGGGTCAGGGCAAGGCGTTTCTTCTGCTGGAGGAATATCAACAGGCGGAACTTCTGCCTTTGGTGTAGTTGCTGTATTGGTTGGCGGTGGCTGAATATTTGGCTGTTGTGTTTCTATTATTTGAATTTCTTTTGGGTTGTATTGAATCGGTTCAAACCAAGGAATGCCCGGACACAAAATACTATTTCCGGAAGGGTCGTCTGTGAAAATCTTTTTGCTTGTCGTATAATCCCGCCGGACTTCTGAACAAGGGGAATAAATATAAGGAAGCGGGACGTGTGGCGAGCCTATTATTCTAGGCGGCGTGACATCTGGAACCGTCCAAATATTTATAGAGGGAACTTCAATTTCTTTTATTTCATCCAATTAAAACTTAGGCATTGAAAGCCCTGCACTTGGCGCAGCTTTAGGAACTGCCCCACCTGTCACGCTAGGAACAGAAGGAATATTCATCCCTTTCATTACATCATCAATTACCTTTTGTTTTACTTCCTCGATGTTCTTAGGGTTTTTTAACCACATAACCGAAAAAACAGTTGCACCCAAAAGGCTGCCAGAAATAACAAAAGAAACAGCGCCAAGAATCCCAAGAATGTTTTTCATAATTTTGTCTTTAATGCTGCTATGTCGCCATAATAAGCAAAAGAAAGATTTTAAGCTTTACATGAATGAAATAATCAAAGACGCATTATTAAAAGCTTTACCCATAACCTTTGCAACTATCGGCGTTTGTTTTATTACTTTGATGCCTTTATATCTAATGCTTAAGTTGCAATCAAACCAGATTCGCGTAAACGAGCCAAGGCGGCTTCAAGCTTTGCCTCTAGTTCAACACAGAACTCAAGCAACTCTGCATTAGTAGGACTAGCAGCGTTTGAAATAGTGACAGAACCGTTAGCCGTAGGCAAAGTTCCACTAGAAGCTGAAACAGTTAAATCAGCAACGGCGGCGGGTTGATCGACTGGGGTTGTATTCCAGAACCCAATCTTTTGCCCTGTTGCAGTTCCAATCTTTGTTCCTGTACTTGTATTAGTTGCAATGTTTACAGCATCACCAACAGTTAATAAATCTGCATCAATAGAAAACTGTGTTGTTAATGTTCCCGCGTCCATTACTTTTAAATTTATTTGCCCGTCTTCTGTCCCGTCACTTGCATCTATTATTTTTGATTCGATAGCGGCATAATCTACTTGCTCAGGTGTTCCATTATCATTTTTTCCGCGATAAAAAATAGTTGAGAGAATGTCATTATCTTGACCAGCTCCAGACGCACCCCTTCTAGAAAATAAAGTTATATCAGCCGTCGAACCTGCATCATTAGCACTACATTCAACCCATAAAGCCGTACCAGCTCCCGAGACTGTTATATGAACAGGGTAAAGAGGTGTTGTCTCTCCAAAGCCAACTTTATCTGCTGACAATCTTATTCTTGATGCAAGTGTTCCACTAGCTGACGACATCAAATCAAGAATGCCATCCTCTCCTCCATTAGTTACGGTTTTAATTGATGCGGCAATTGATGCGTAATCGTGAGCGTTGCCGCCTGAATCTTCACCTCTATAAACAAGGTTGCCTAAATTATCAGCATTAGCAGGGCTGGCAGAATTTCGATAAAGAACAAGGTCAGGGGCTGTATCTGCACCTGTATCACTGTTCTCTAAAATAATTTGGTCGGTTGTATCTGTGCTAAATAAATGAAGTTGAGCAGCCGGAGTACCTGCGCCTAATTGCAACCCACTTGATTGAAATGAACCTACAAGAGTTTGGTTAATCGAAACCGATAGAGTATTAGCAGCCGATCTATAAAGGCCCGTTGCGCCACTATCAGCCAACCAACCTAAAGAGGGTGTTGTATTAGTTCCTGACGGTAGGTTTCTTAATAGCGTCGTATATTGTATTTTCTTATTTTTATCTGAGTTTGATGATTCGCTTGAATCAAGAATCTGAATTACATCATCAGCAACAGGCGCCGTTAATTCTGTTAACGCACTAATTTTTCGATCTGCCATTTTTTACTTTTATTCTAATCGGTTTTTTCTTTGCCCTCGCCAATGATCTTTTCTAATACTCTTACGATTCCTTGATCTTCTAAAATTGGCTGCGTTAATTTCTGCCCATCTTCTTGAAGCTTTTTAATATCATCTTGTATTTTTTGTAAACTTTCTAAATTTGCATCAAGTCGAGTTTTTGCCGCTTGTAATTCGCTTTCTTGAGTTGTCATAGAGGTTTAATATGTCCTCGTAATATATGAAGGATTTTTAACGCGGTCAAGATCAGGCACCACTTGTCTTATCAGCAATCAATTTAGCTTTCCAAGCATTCTTTATATCTGTAGTCCAAATTACAGCACATAAATCTTTAATTTCTTGGGGAATTGCTGTAATTCCATCAGGTTCTTTATCTAATGGATTCTCAACAAGATTGTCAGAAGCGTCTAACTTTCCGGGGTCTAAAACATACCGTTCGAATGATCTAGTTAATTCTTTCCCCCCCTCTTTTATGACGCTAGCTTTTCTAATTTGGAGGTGTGCATAATCGCCAACAATTTCTTTTTTATCGTAAAGAATAGTCTTAGTGATAGCCATGATTTTTAGGAGCGTTTGATTAAACGAAACAGGTTTAAATTAGGCTTAGTTTATAGACGTGCTAACGGTCTAAACGGGATAAAAAGCCTCGAAAGCTAGACTTGTAGTATTTTCCCAAGAGGAGTCAGTGATATTAACTAAATCTCCACTATCGTTTCTATAAAATAGTTCTACATTTGTAGTGCCTACAGGGATATATGCTAAGACACTATACTTATCAAGGTTTGACATCCAATTACTTTGATAAGTGAAAAATGCTCCTCCTTCAATACTACTTGAACCCGATGTGTGATTACCTGCTGTAAAAGGTAAGTTTCTAATTGTTGCAGCTCCTGTTGAATCTCCTTTATCAGTAATATGTATTCGCCCATGTACATAAACAAACCTTCCTATTTTAGTGTAGGAACCTCCTTGGGAACTACCATAAGTAACGTTGTTAGCATTACCTGCAAAACCTATGGCTGGAGTCCATGTGCCCTCTTCATAATCTGAAAGAGCATTCGCCGCTGCTGTATCGCCGTTAAACTTAAGACCATCTGAATCAATTCTTAGACGCTCAGCATTTGCTGTATGAAAAGACATAATATCTGTATTATTCAGATATTGGATTCTTCCCATTGAATTATCACCAGCATCTGCCCATCTAATTGTTGCATCTGCTGTTGTTGCAAAAGTAATACCTCTAGATGTGCTATCACCTATTGAACCGATAATTATATCGTCACCACTTGAACTAGTGCCACTATTAGTAGTAGTACCAATCAGTAATCTTCCACCCGAATCCACACGCAGTCTCTCTGATCCTCCAGTTTCTATTGCAACCGTATCAGCAGCAGGAAATCTTACCGTAGTATCTACATCTCCAGTATGCATTATCTGATCTGAAACTGAGAGATAACCATTAGCAGTTATAGTTCCACTAGAAGTTACTGCACCAGTTATATCTAAAGTCGAACCATCAAAGGTAAGATTTGCCTCACCTTGAATAGCGTTTGCACCTGTAACTGTAGTAATGGTGTTATTAGTTGAGCCTGTTAATGCTGTTTGAGAAATAGATTGCCAAGAACAACTATTATCGCCGTCTTCTCTTAAGAATTTAGTTCCACCGGATTCACCCGTTGACTTAACAACAGTACCTTCAACAGGAATATCACTTAAAGTTCCATCAAGCTTGAACAATTGAATCCAAGCATTGTTAGCAGCATTCCTTATCTTTAAATATCCTCCACTCGTATCAGCCCAATATTGATAAGCGTATTTAGTTGACGGCTCAGAAGACGCTGAATTATTGCTAACAATTGCAGCTAAGACATTATTTAAATCTGTACGAAAACTACTGCCTGATTGGTTCGCTAACGCATAATCGTGAGTCGCCATGTTTGCTATGTCGCCTTAATATGCTTTTAGTTTAGACGGTCATATCAAGATTAGTATTTTTAAGCTCCTTCGGCTCCGTACCCATTGGCTTGATAAGCAAAAGTTCTATCCTGACTTGCGCCACCTTCATTTTTGAAATGAACAGTAAAACCTGTTCTAGATTCAGAACTAATCTCGTAATAATCTTTTGTCGCCATATTGTTCGCTGTAATGCCTAATTTTGGTGTTTGATAGAAAGCTTTCGTATAGGTAACGACTTTGGCACCTGCACCTGAAGCCATTGAATCACTTTCTGTTCTATTTTCAAATTGCAGGGTGTAGCCTAATTCATCAATAATAGGGGTTTGATCAACTGTCGTACTTGAGAGGTCAACTTTGAATTGGAATACTCGTCCTGTGTATCTTCCTGATTCCATCGGTGTCCATACCCCATAAGTTTGTGAACTTTCTTGTTCTGTATTACTGCCATCCTCTAGTAAAATTTTATCGCCGTCTTCTGTGATGATGTCGTCGTCAGCAGGTGCGTCGTTGCTTTTTCTAAAATAAAGGTTTGCCGTTGTTTCATCTGCTAAGGCTCCATCGAAATCACTCCATCTATCCATATTTGTTGCACGATCATCAATTGTATCGTTTGGAAGTAACCCCCTAGTTGTTAATTTCCTTTTGAAAACAACAGTAAAAACAGCACCTAAATCAACAACATTATTAAAGTAATAAGTCCCTGAACTGTTAAGAGTACCAAGGAAATCTATTGTTCCCCATGTATCAATATCTCCTGAGTGGTCATCCCATAAATCTGTGCCATCTAAAACTAAAGCGTCATATTCATCTGAATAAAAAACATTATCTTTTTGACCTTTAAATGGTGGGCTGTCTGTATCTTCTCGCCTTACTGTTTGATCTAATCTAGGTAAAGCATCGGGCAAACTTATCGTTGCACTTGTTTCATTAGCACTCTTATTATCATTCTTATCTTTAAATTTAACCATATATTCACCTTCTAATAAATCTAAAACAACAGAGTCAGTATTTGTTTGAACTTCTCTTAAAAGTGTTGAATCAGCCCATGTTCCTGTGCCGTCTGTTTTATTTGAATGACGAATAATAGTGATTAAATCTGAAACGTTGCCACCCCAATTTGAAGGATCTCCATCCCATCTCAAAGTTACTTCATCTTTACTAGAAGCCTGAACACTGACACCCGTAGGATCAGGAGGCAAGACAACAACAGGAGTACTGTCATCACCATCACCACCACCACCACCGGAAGAAGGTGAGGGAACAGTAATTGTCTGAGAACTCCAAGGCGATGTTTTACTTACAGGGGCAGGGCCGACGGCTCTTACTTCAAAAGTTAAAGTTGTTCCAGACGCTAAACTATCAATATCAAAAACCGTATTAGTAGTTGTTACTGTTGTGTAATTACCTCCGCCTACTTTATATCGAAGATCAAAAAGAATAGATGAACCATTTGTACCTCTTGACCAATTCCAAGTAATCCTATTAACAGTATTATTATTAATTCTTACTTCAGCAAAAGCCCAACTTAAATTAGTAACTGCATGGGGATTTTCATCAAAGGTTGTAACGTCTTCATATTCAAGAGCTGTTCCAGCATCAGCCGTTGAATAAATAGAATCATTAAATTCTGTTCCTGTAATTGAATATGTTCCATCAGGATTTTCATCAATAGATAAACATCTAAATTTTTGTTCTGTAACTTCGCTAGAAGAAATCGACCATACTGATTGTGCTTGAGGTGCTGCGCTAAATGCTGAACAAGTAACAACGGCTCCAGCGACAGAACTAATATCTCTTATTTCTCTATCACCATCAGGCATAATACAAGTTATTTGATGACTTGTACCCGAAGGTAAAACAATTGTTTGATCACAAGTAATAGCTGTAGTCGTTGAACTTGATACTCTTCCCGCTAATCTCACACCTGCAATTGTTTCATCAGCAACTGCGAAAACTTGCCCCGGAAAAACAGCAACACCTTCAAGACCTGTCGAGAAACTAATTACTTTTTGATCTAATTCTTCCGCTGCCATCATCCAACGGCCCATTCTTTGCGCTTGCCATTTTGAAGTACAACCAAAAGCAACGATGTCTTTCGTCTGATACCCGTATTTAGCGATCAAGTCATAATCTTCAACAACAACGAAATTAGGTTTATAAAAATTATCAGGGTCGTTATATCTAACTCGTATTGATGTACTTCTTGTTTTTAATGATGTACCTGAATAATTAAAAAAGCCATCAGTAACGTTTGAATTGTTATAAAGATGAACAGGTGCAATGTCAGTCCCATCTATATTTCCATGATCTCCAGTTACTTGTATTACATTACTTGCCCAGTAGGTCATGCCCCTAAAGGTGCTTGCTAAATCTCTAAGAACTTGATACGCCTGCGCCCTATCTCCTACTACTGTATTCATTGCAAATCTTGGTTCTGTTGTCCCGTCTGGGTTAGTAATTAATTGATTTGCATATTGACAAAGAGGATATAAATCGACCCAATTCAAACTTGAAGAGTCAACGAAATCACCTGCACCCCAAACTTTATTAGTAAGCATTGCATAGAAAATGCAAACAGGGCAGGTTGTCCAACGTGTATGAAGTGACCCGTCAAAAGGAGAATCTTCAAGAAAATCTAAACTTCCATCCTCTCTAACATTTGTATTATGCGGTACACCTACTTTTACGCCTCTAACCAAATAAGCTCTCGTTGGAATAGATGTAAATTGTTTCGTTGAAAGACTTAAACCAATACAGGCGGTATTAGGGTATGCACTTCTTAGTTCTTGTTTTTCAACAATACTTGTCCAAAAAATTCTATTTCCTCGACTTGTTGATAATGGTGTTGTTTCTGAAATTTCATCAAATTGTGTATATCTAATCTCATAATCAGATTCACCATCTACTTTTTTTTCAACTTTTATATTCCACGGGCCTATTCCGGGTAATTCAATTTTTGGGGTTTTCACTTGATATTCAGTTGTTGAAATTCCTATTACATCACGATGATAAACTTGTGAATAGCTTCCTCCTTGAGGTTGCACATAAACAAACAGTCGAACTGTTGCATTAAATAATTGACCCTTCGCCAATCCTTCCTGTGCAGTTGAAAATAAAGCAGGAATAGAAAATAAAAGTTGAAATGATTCAACCTCTGTATCTGATATTTGTCTAACAACTTGCCCCTCGCCATAATCTCTTGCAGAGACTTCATTACTTGTGTTTAACGTCTCACTATAATTTGAACCAACTTCTACATTAACCGTATTAACTGTTGCTGTTCCATCGTTTAAATAATTATCAAGTCTTCCTTGTGTTGCACCTCCTAGTCTAAATTCCCAACCAATAGAATTATTATCGAAATTCCTTACTCCATCAGATGCCTCAATTGGTGTTTCATTCAAATAAACTCCTTTATCGGCTCCAACAATTCCATCAATTGTACCCTCACAAAGAAGATCAATAATTTTAATCGTAGAGGTTGAATTTAAACCCATTTTTCTTTAAACAATGTAGTAACCAAATTGGATAACTTCTAACGTATTAACATTTAAATCAGCACTGTAATCAACAGGTTCGATAAAAAGTTTATAATTATCCTTATGAGGAATTTTCCCAATTGTAAACCAATTAACCCACGAATAAGATTGGGAACCTGTCATTAATCCTTGAATCGTAAGAGGAACTTCTGTTACTCTTTTTCCTGTATCTCGTTCAGTAATAATTTTAAGTCTAATAAAACCATCAACTTTTGTAGAACCTGCTTCTCCTACTTCGTTGTATAAACCATTATTTAATCTAAAGGCAATTTGAAACCTATTAACATTTGTTTGCCCACTAAATTCAGCTTCAAAAATAGCAGTTCCTATTCTTTGCTCTGATTTATTGGTTAAATCAATTGTTTGGAAATCATCTAAAAATCTAAGATGATTAGTCCTACCTACAAGGGAATTGACTTCTTGGGTGCTAAGAGTTCTTGACTGCATCCCAGAAGTATCTTTGAAAACAGAATCTAATCTTTCACCTTGAATCCTCATCGTGTCAGGGCTAGGTTGTCTAACCCAGTCAGTCAAAGGATCTGATTCGTCTGTAATTTCCATATCTGCATGAACGATATGGCTACCGATTAAGGCTTTTCCAAAAACTACAGGGATTGTTGCACCAGCTCCAACTGAATTAACTGCGCCTCTATAAGCGTAAGATTGACGACCATCTGATCCTCTAACTAACGACTGAGGGCCATTATCCATAACACTTGACCCCGGCTTTAACATTGACATCTCGTCAGGTTGCGGTGACAACATTTGAGCAATACCGCCAAGAGTTAAAGCAATACCAATATTTCCACCAACGGCAATTGCAGCAGCAGCCGCAGCAGATGCTCCTCCAGCCATAACACCAGCAGAAGTAAAACCTGTTAGGGCTAAAGAACTAGCACCAAGTGTATAAACAGCTAAACCAATTAAGGCAACACCAACAATTACCTTTACTAAAGGATTATCCCCACTTCCTGTAATCACAGGTGTAATAATTAAATCTTTACTGCCAAAGGGCAGCAACATATCTTCTAACTCAAATTCTGTTTCTGATTGAACAACTTTATAAGCAATTCCCTTTTCACCTGATTCAGCTAAGTCTTTACCAAACTCAGGATAATTAATCATTAAAAGCCTTATCGCATCAGCAGGCGTTCTAAGATTGTGATACTCATGCACTGAGCCAAATTTTTCTCCTAGTTCATCTAGAAGAACGACCCGTTGCATCATATCTAAAAATAGCCTCTACTCTTTCTACATAGTAGGCTCTAAAGGCTTCAACGCACGATAAAGATTTTAATTTTTGATGGAGAATCCTTTCGTTAGGTAATAAAATTGCCGCGTGCATCGGTGTTTTAGTTCCTAACCTCATGATCAAGACATCATTTGGTAGTCGATATTTTAGTTCTATTTGTTTAAATCCGACTTTCAACGCTTGATCTAAAAAAATACTTTCGCAAGTTTCAAGGTTTTCTGGTCTTTTATATTCAGGAAGTTGAACACCTAATAGTTTGTAATAGTCTTTAATTAATCCATAACAATCTTTACTGCCATACTCCCATTGACGACCTACTAAGGATTGATAGTTGACCATTTATCTTGAGGGATTAAATAGATATGCCAAGGTAATCTTAGCTGTGAACAAGCTTTGTGATCTGCTTGGCTTGCTTTTCCTCCTTTTGGATGTGAATGAATAACTGCTTGAATCTTTCCTTTCATTCTTGCTTTTAAATAGTCTTTAGGGTCTAAGACAAAATCATTATCAGGCTGATCTGCAATATTATTACAAGGAAAATATAAATCATTAACCAAGACACCACACGCTTCTTTTGGCGCCTCTTCCAGCGCGTGTTCCTTTGCGTTACATCTGAAGTCTTGCACTTGGGAAACCTCCAAAAGGTAAATCTTCATTACCCGGAAATTTTGCAGCACAGTCTGAATATTTATGTCCGCAAGTTGTATCAGACCCCTTGTAAGTACATTGTGTTTCTTCAGTATTTGACGGGCTGTTAAATCTCCACGGGCAGTGTTCTAGTACTTGACGGCGTGGCAATGCGATATTTAATAAATCCATTTTTGTTGCTAATTCAAATTGCACAGTGTTCTTATTTTCAGAAGCAACACGGTCTATATACCAAGTATCATTAGATTCAAATATTGCAGTAGGGTCAGCCGTTGCGTTTGATCCTGAACTAAAATTTGCAGCATCAAGGAATTTCTTACACGTTCTAATTCTTACAACTTTTGCATTTAAAGGGTTATAAGAAGCCATCAAAACAGAGATGGCACTATTAGCATTAGCAATTGTAAAAGTAGGTCTTGGTAATGTCCCCGTCGCTGATCTTTTAAAGCCATCCATTTCACAAGGAACAGCACTATAAGTAATTGAGTTAAAAACTATATTTCCGTAAATTTCATTTGTTCCCGCGTGGTAGTAATAAACAGTATCGGTTCCATTTACTGCCAACGTTAAATGTAATTGAAATAACTCGATCACCGCAGAGGGTTCGAGCATTTGAATTTGTTCTTGTATCGACTGGGGAACAGTTGGCATTTTTACGCCTCCGCTACTTCTTGAAAGGTTGCTGAAATACTTGCCAAAGTAGGGTAAGAAATTGTTTTATTCCATGAGGTACAAATATAGTTAGAGCTTGCCGCCTCTCCCGGTGCTGTAAATGTAAAGCTTTCAGTTCCACCTCTTGCATCAAGAAAGTCTTCTATCGTGTCGCTGTCTGTTTCTGAAATATTTTCCCAACGCAAATTCCACCTTTTCAAATTCTGATTAATACCGAAAGTTGTACGCTGAGAATATCCCGACCCAAAGGCAGCCGTATTCGTCTTTGGTTCGCTGACCTTACTGAGGCCATAAGAAGATTCAATAGAGGGAAAGGTTGCCATTATCCGTAAAGTAAACCCCCGGGCCTACGTTCATTTGCAATTTGATTTTGAACAGCGGTTGCAATTAGCTTGCCTAGCATTCGTGCTTGTCCTTCCTCTCCTTGCACTTCAGAGCCTCCAGTTGCGTCAACATTAACAACAACAGATGTACTTGAACCGCCTTGACTTACAACCCCTAAATTACCATCAGCACCACGTTTTAGGGGCAAAACGGCCTCAGAACCGGCCTCCCCAGCAACAGCAACGCCACCATCTGCCATGTATTTAAAATGAGGCTTATTTATAACTCCACCCTTTGCATAAGCCGTTACATGTTGACCATTCTCAAAAACGTTTCCTTTCGCACTAAATAAACCACTAAACCAACCGCTTAAAGGCTTTGTTATTGATTGTTGAATTGCCATCCGAACCATATCTTTGATAATGCTATTAGCTAATGATTTAAAAGATAATTTCCCACCCATTACAAAATCAGTTAAGGCGTCTTCCATCCCTTTGATCCCTTTTATAAAGACATCAGACATACCCTCACCAACTGTTTTAATTGAATTATTAAAGCTAGTTAATTTAGACTTCATTTGAGATCCAAAGGTTTTATCTATTTCTTTACCAAATTTATTTGCGTCTTCTGTTCCTTTCTTAAAGCCATAAGCATCACCGGCTTCTGATTCTCCAACAGTAATTTTCTTAAATATTTCCTGATTCCTTTTAAATCTTTCCATTACCCCTTTGACATATCCCCCGTCTGGATCATCCATTGCCTTACCGCCAAACATTCGCCCCGCCCTTCTCTTTAATCGTGCTAAATAATGCCCAACCTCTTCTAATGCTACAGCCGTTGACATAAGGCCAAAAGCCAAAGTTCTAACGCTAATACTTATTGCTTCAAATAATCCATTCCAATCATTTTTACTATCAAACAAATCCTGAAATGCTTCAACAATTGAATTTAAAGCCGGTAAAAGTTCATCAGCTAATTGTTTTCTGAAACCATCAAAGCCAAAACCTAACATTGTTAATTGGTCATTGAAATATTCCGCGTTCGCTTCAAAACCTTCACTTGTCTCATAATTCCAACGTTCTAAAGCATCGCCGCCTTCATTCAACATTGGTATTAATTGCGCTCCTGATCGACCAAATATTTCCATTGCTAAAGCCGCCTTTGTTGCACCGTTTGGCATCTCTTTAAAACGATCAGCCAATTGACCTAATACAACTTCTGAGTCTTTTAAATTGCCGCCTGAATCTCTAACTGTTACGCCTAACGCTTTATATGCATCTTCATAAGTAGCAACGCCTTGATTAGCTTCACGCATTGATTGAGCTAAACGCCTTAAGCCCTTTTCAATTGTTCCTTGCTCGACTCCCGCAAGTTTTCCGGCGTTAACGTAACTTTGCAGCGTATCGGCTGCGATTCCTGTTTGCCTGCTTAATTTCCCAAATGCGTCAGCCTGATTTATTGCACCTGTAACAACTCGACTAAATGCCCCCGCCGCTAAAATAACGGCCATTGCCTTAAACGCTGTATTAACGCTTAACGCTGCCATTCGTACATTTTTTAATCTTCCTTGTAACCCCTGCATGGAGTTACCCATTTTCTTGATGCCAGCTTGACCAACTGTTTTCGCCTGAATCAATAAATTAAATTTTTGTGCCATTTACTTCTTCTCCTTATTCATTTCAGCCATTGCCGTGATTTCCATGATTTGTAAATCTTCAAACACAGAAGGCAAATCTTCTACTAAATAGAGTTTAGCTGTACTTATTACGCTTTCATAGCATAAGCCCGTTACTCCGCCCATAGATGTTCTCCATTGTGTTTGACACCTAAGAAATAATTGAACAGCAGGCCAATTTTCCTCCCATACTTCAAAAGGTTTTTCAGGTTCAGGTTCAGGCAATGCAATACCAAAAGCCGCCGCCGCTTCCTCTAGTGAATCCCTTGAATCTTTCCCGCTACTACACCAATGAATAGCAGCGGCCTCTAGTTTTTTCTTTTTGCCCCCATACGACTATCAATAAAAGCCGCAGCAATTGCCGTTGGTATTCCTAAGACATCAAGCAACTCATCAAACTTTGCCTTAATAAAAGGCATCTCTTCCCCTTTGTCATCCAATATTCCAGACCAACCAAGCACAACTTCTCTACAAACATCAACGTCGTTAATCTCACCCGCTGATGACTGATCAATCATTTCTTGAAAACGAGTTTGTGAGATATTTTTAAATTCCGCTTCAAAGGTATGTCTTCTTAATTTTCCGTCTTCTGGCAAATCAACTTTTACAGGCCAAGAATAACTACTTGATTGCTTTAAAACAAAAGACATTAATTTACTATTTACTCATAGCAAGGGTAAACCCCCTCAACAATAAAAGCAATATCTAATGGAACTTAAGGCTAAACTCATCGTTGCCCGAAGTTGTAGGAGTGGCTAGATAATCCATATTCAACATAACGACGCCATTATCATCAGAATAGCTAGGCGCTTGAATGTCTGTTTTAGGAAGGGTCAGAGTTACGCGGTTTCCGGCTGTTTGTCCGTGTTGGTAGGTTAAATTCCCAAGTGTTCCCGCTTCCGATATTGCAAAGAAATCTTTAGTTCCTAAAGCCGGTGCCTCTATTGAAATTGAACCGCTTGGCTTTCTATCAGTAAATAAAACTTCTTTTGTTCCGCCGATTAATTCACGATAAGAAAGATCATTATTTAAATCAAACGTCATTGATTGCATAGCACCCGCGAAGGTGTGCAATTGGAACGCCGTTGTATTTGTCTTGTTTGGAATAACTGGAGTTGCTTGATTGGAATAACTTGGCGTCAAGTTGGCGCTTGCCCCCGGAGCCGAATACAACCCAATCATGTTGAAAGTTATTGTTGGGATTTCCGAGACAGACAGGGATATTGAAAAACTTCCTCTTGCTCCCAAAATCTTGTGCCTTTGCCCGTCAACGAAATAATAAATTGTTGAACTTCCAGCAGTTGCTATTGGCGCGTAAGTATCAGAAGTACTTGAGGCAGTCGTAAGAGCTGTACCGCACGAAAGTAAAAGATTTGAAAACGCTGGCGCCGTTCCTGCACTTCCACTAGCCGCAAGTTCTACAACCGCTGTTAGTTGTACATGAGTATTTGCATTGATCGATTCATAATTTCCCATATATCCGCGCACTAATTCCCTGCTTACCGTGTCGCCGGTTAAGGGTGTTATCTCTATCGATTGACAAAGGATAGCGTTCGACCCCGCAACCGTTGGATCAGTTGCGTAACTTGATTCGGCCTTAGCGCAAATTATGGTTTGCGAGGTTCTTAATGCCATTGCCTAAATACAAACTCTTCTATGACTCCATATTAGACAGTGTTTATTATCCGGACGCATTAAACAGTTGATAAATCATCGTTAGCCGTTCTATACCTGATCTGATAACTAGAAGTGACAACGCCCGCAGGTTGGTCAGCATCGATTGATTCGTTTGTTGTCCCTGTTGGCACTAGATCCATCGCATAACCTCCAAGGGTTACATCACTCATTAAACGCGAATGCATATCTTCAACAATGGTATCTGCCACCTCGTCGGGTGTATCTCCAGAAACAAGGCAAGCAACTTCAATTTCTAAAGTCCAATTCAAAGTAGCCAATGATGTTTCTTGAGCTGCTACGTCATTAGTCCAAGTCAGCAAAAGAGCTGGAAGTTGTGACCTTTGGGCTAGAGGTAAAACGCGGCTTCTATATGCGCGGCTGCTTATTCCTGTTGTTGCTGTTATCGCTGTTTTTACAGCGTCTAAAATATGTTCTCTTCTAGTCGTGGCCATTTAAACTTTCTCCAGTGAGATTTGACAAGTAAGGCCGTCTAAATCTTTTTCGTTTGTTCTAACTTTGTAGTTAACAGAATTAACAGCGATTGCATCACCAGCGGCAAGGCTCCCGAAATCGGCGAATTTACAAGTAAGAACGCGGTCTACAAAAATTAACTGATCACCCGCAACTACCGAAGTCGGTTCATCAAGAATGCCATTTGCAGTAGTTCCCCCCGCAGTGCAAGAAACACCGAAGGGAGAACCAAGCATTGTGTCTATGTCATCAGCAAATGACATCTATTTTTATGTTGTGTACTTCTTAGAAGCGTAAGCAGTGACGTTTACGGCTCCTGTTCCTGTTCCTCCAGCCACAACACTTGCCACTCTTACATAGCGCTTAAGATCAGAAATGTTTAAAGAGATCTGTTCAAACGCTGCTGTATTAGCTGCCGTAGTTGTGAATGCGCCTTTACCGTTTTGGCTTACATCTGACCAATCGGAGTTGTTAGCGCTTTCCTCAAGATGAACAGCAAGAGTTACGCTTGAACCCATTGCTTCAGAAGAAAGAACGAAAGCAGCGCTCGATTCGTAGCCCTGCAAGTCAACTCCGCTTCCATTTGCGCTCGATGCCAAGACGTCGTTTGGAAGTATGTCGATTGCGGTTCCTTTTGAACCTAAATTTTGAATAGTCATTAGTCAGATACCTCTGGGGTAGAAGTTGATTTAGCTTTTTTAGCTTTTGGTTTTGCTTTTGGTTCCTCTTGTTGAACCTCACAGACAACGGCTTCTTTTGCCTGCCCTGAATTAATTAGCTGCCTTGTTTCAGAGGGGGAAGCCTCGACAACCTCCCCAACCTGAACGACTTCGCCTTTTAATCCGAATGAACTTAAGGCTTCAATCTTCATTTATGCACCTAGACAGAAACTTGCTGGATGCTTAACAGCAACGTCAACATCTTGAAGAACGCGAACGCGAACATTTCCAGAAGCACCGCCTGTATAAGGATCAACTTGAAGATCAAGACCTGACCAATAACCAAGGATCAATTCTGACCAGTTACCAAACCAGATGTCACCGGCTTCAACTTGATTTGAGACGTAAAGTGGATAACCGTTAACGACTCCATCTTCATTAACAAAGCGACCAGAACCAGAATCTTTAGTCTTAACTTTCATCGCTCCGGCAATGTTGGCTCTAGTTACATAAGCAAGAGAACCAGTTAATGCGTTACCAACAGAAATATCAGATTCCATGTTGACGACATCAGCAAAACTAGGATCGTTATTGCCAACATTTTCAGTTGCAATGCCTGTGACATTATGCAAGCCAAGTGGTTCAGAACTAGAACCTAATCCGTAAAGAGCTGCGCGATCTATTTCAAGAGCAACAGAAGAAGCAAGTGAAGATCTAACAAGTGATTCAACATCTAAAGAAGACTGAATTAAAAGCTTCCTAGAAATATCTGTCATTGCGCCAATTGTGCGAGGGGTCATGTTGACCTGCTCAATTGTCATATCGGATTCAGTTACATTTGAACCTTCGCCGACCCAGTAGCTAGTTTGCTGGCTTCCTTGTCTAGGAATTGAAATGTTTCCAGAAAGGCCGGTCAAGATTGTTGATCCTGTTTGAGCCAATACAGACGCATTCTTTAACAGACTTATAAAATCACTTGAAAGCTCTGTTGCAACTAAATTACCGCCCGCTGTATCGGGTGAGGTTTGCATATCCCTACGAAATACCTCGTTAGGAATTGTTATGCCTCTAGATGCTCTACCTAGTTTTGCAGCAGCGGCTTCAGATGCTTCTATTTCAAAAGCAGCGGCCTCACGCTTTGCAGCGCTACCAGGATTAGCAAGGTAGTCAATTGCTCTAAGAACTGAGAAGCTACGTGTTTCAGTTTCAGTTAAACCGATGTCAGTAGCGTCTGCCTTTGGTGCGATTGCTTCAGGCTTCCACTCACGAAGAACAGCAGAATTAAAATCTGCAACGCTTCTATCTTCCTTAATGTAGGTTTCGCCTAAATCTTGAAGATTGTATTTTGCGGCAACAGTTTGAATTTCTTGGATTCTTGAACGCTCAGCTTTGATCACTTTTTGGGTGTCAACTTCTGAAC